TCACCACATGCACGATCATTGCGGCAGACCCGGAGTTGGTCGAGGACAAGAACATCAAGCGACCGAACGGCAAGAACCAAAAGCTGGTGACAAGCGCCTTCAAACAGCTTCGCGGTGAAGGCGTCGGCCAGCCAAATCCGAGCGGCGCAGGCTTCCCAGAACCGGGCAAGTTCTGGTGCATCGACGAGCAGAAACTGCGCGAGTTCTGCTACGGCAAGATCGCCGCCGCCAACAAGGTGAGCGCCTATNCGGGGGCCATGGATGGGCTTCTTGGGAGCGGTTACATGGTCCAAAACGAGGGTCTTGTGTGGATTGCCGCGAAGGAAGGAAGGATGGTTTAGACTACAAAAACGCCGATTGAATGAAATCAACGAGTTAGCAGGCGGTTTTTGTAGTTTTTGTAGTTTTTTGTAGCGTTTTGTAGTTGTTTTTGTAGTCGCGGCCTCAAACTACAAAAACTACAAAAAGTCTTTAGGACTTTGTAGTTTGTAGTTGAGAGGCTCGGAGGCAGCGCAGATGCTTGCTCAGAGAGTGACTGTCATGTAAAAGAAAAGTGAGGGCGCGCTGCGCTAACAGCCGCCCTCGTGATCGCAACCTAAATCCCTCGGAGGTCGCAATGACCAATCCAATAATCCATCCCACGACTACGCGCAACACAACGCGCAAGATACACTTCACCGAAGTCCCCGAAGTCGGAACAGTCGTCCCATACTACGCGGGGAGCATCACTCTCGTTAAGGTCGTTGACCGCGTCAAGAAAGACGGGTCGCCCGGCGTGTTGCTCGTCTGGCAGAGAAGCGACGGGATCATTGCAACGTCTGGCATGTCGTCGAATAGCCTCACATACAACACCAGAGGAATCGACCTATGACACAGACCAAGGCGAAGAGACCAACTCGTCAGAGGAAGTCGGACCGCATGATGCACTCGGGTGTGACGCCAGAGGAGTTGCAGTGCGACTATGCACTCGGCCCCTTTGATCGGTTCGCTCATGACATGGATCGCAAGTGGGGCGTCGATATGCTGGTGGAACTCGTCTCACCTGAGACCGCCCAGAAATATGGATCGGCAATGGCAAAGCTCAACGCCGCTATCGAAGCACAAGACCCAGCGATGGTCGCGGCACGCGCGGCTGTCTGCGTCAAGGGTATGCAGGTCATGGATGCAGAGGCGACAGCAGCGGGTAAGCAACCAGCCTCGGACGAGGTCTGGATACTGGCCTTCCAAGACAAGCAGGTCGGGCTGCTGAAGAACGGCAGGTCTTGGCAGCGCGTGAAAGACACGCATCCAGACCTTGAGGTCATCACCGAGAACGATGTGATCCTCGCGCTTGAATTTTATCGGCAGTCCAAGCTAGGTGAGATGCAGGCAATGGCACAGGCGAACTTCCCCGGTGCGGAAGTCGTCAGGTTCAAACTCAAGAACGAAAGTCTCGAAGATGAAATCCCCTTCTGACAAAAACGCATACGTTGACGGACACGATTCACAAAACGCATACGTTGACGGACGCTATGATAATGATCGGTCGCGATGTCTGGCCGTGGCGATGGACCTGATAACAGGCGACCGCAACCGCGATTACGGCGAACCCTTGGACAATTTCCAGCGCATCGCCACGGGATGGGCGGTTGTGCTTGGGTGCGAGGTGACGCCGCATCAGGTGGCGCTGTGCATGGCTTGGCTGAAGATTGCCCGGCTGTGTGAAACACCGGGGCATGCGGATAGCTATGTGGATGCCGCCGCCTATGTTGCTTTGGCTGATGAATTGGTGAGGGCGCAAGATGAATAAGCTGGAAGCATGGCGCAAGGATAAGGGCGTGACGTATCAGGCGCTGGCGGATCGTGTGGGTATTCCGCACGCTGCGAACGCTAGGGCATGGTGCTTGCCTTTCGACCATAAAGATTTCCGAAAGCCCCCCGAGATGACGCGACACCACTTGCAAGAGCTTACAGGCGGCGCTGTGGTGGCGTCTTGGTGGTTGACCTTTGACAGCCAACGTTCGCGCTGATACCTTTCTCCGTGTCATGAGGCACGCACGGAGAGCACAGTGATCGAGAACGGCAGATCGGGGGCATGCCTTTACTGCGAGGCGCGCTTTCAAACATCCAACTCCCGGAGATTGTTTTGCTCCGACAGGTGCAAGACCAGATACAGCAGGGAAAACAGGTCTTGCTTTTACTGCGGGGAAATCGCGGAAGGTAGGGACCATGTCGTCCCGCATAGCCTCACTGTTTACGCAACAGGCAACAGGCACTGGTCTTGCGATTGGGTAAACTCCTGCGGTGAGTGCAACAGCTTGATCGGCCCGTTTCTTGGTAGGACTTTCTTTGACCGCGTCATGTTTCTGCACGACGCTTTCAAGAAAAAGAAAAAGCTGCACAAATCGTTTGTCGAGTGGGACGACGAAGACCTTGCTGACATGGACAGCCAGATGCGGAATTGGATATGGAACAAGCAACAGGCCCGCATGAGAGATGAGAGGCGTTTGAGCCATATTCGCATAACCGCCCTAAAGGTTGCCCGATTTGTTCAGCAGGAAAAAGAGGAAGAGGAGCGCCCGTAGGTTGGCGCTCCCGTGCCTCACATTGCCAAGATGAATGCCACAAGGGCGAAGAGGGCGGCCATGAAGGCCAGCCCGGTGAGAAATTCGCGGATCATGCTGCAAAGCGTCCTTGGCGCGCGCTGAATGTCATGCCGTCTTGAAACTCCACAACATCGCCGCTTGGCAATTCCACGAACCACTTGTGCTTGCGTTGGAACACCCCAAAGCCCAACGCAAATTGGCTTGCTGCTTGATTCATCTTGCGTTTGGTCGTGACTGTTTCCCATCCGCCGCTACGCAATGTGATCTGCCCGTTTACCCAAGACACAATTTCGGTTGAGGCGTAAATGACGGAACCGCTATCACCGTTGTCGGCCCATGCGGTGCGATAGGTGCTGAGTTTGTGCATGTGTGGCATAGTCTTTCCTTCCTTGTGTGTTGGGTGTTTGCCCTTGTGATGGGATGTAGATAGGATAGGTTGTGGATAGGGTCAAGGGGTGAAATGCAGAATTTGCAAGATGGGCAAGTTTGGCGTATCTTGCGCGAGTATAGAGCTATCGAGGTAGGCATGAAAAAGCCCGTCAAAGTTACCAAGGCCATCATTAAAGAGGTTGCAGAGCGTCTTGCCGCTGGCGAGAACCTCTTAAAGATTGTCGAAGATGAGGGCATGCCAAGCTATCGCGCGATCACAAGCGCGGTTGTTCGTGACGAAGAGATGTTTGAAATCTATCGGCAGGGCAGAGTGCTGCAGGCTGAATACTATGCAGACCGGATCAACAATCTTGCGGAAAGCCCTTTGCCAAGCAAAGACGACAAGGGCAACCCTGTTGATGGGCGTTGGCTTGGCGCTGAGATACAGCGGCGCAAGCTGGAAGTTGAGACGCTGAAGTGGACCTTTGCGCGCCTGCAACCGCATGGCATTCGTGACCGCAAAGAGGACGCGCCACAACAGCAAGCCATCACAATCAGTTGGGGTGCTGGCGCGCCAGAGGTCAAAGCAACATAGGCTCTCGACCTATCAACGTAACATCCTGCCTGCCTATCTACGCGCGGGAAGTGTTATAACATTACACACTCCGCCATCATCGCACACAACATCTAGTGCCGCCGCCCGCGATAATGCCGCGCGCGGCGCTAAGTCATTGATGGCGCAGGATTTTAGATTTAACATAATCGGGTTTACAGGATAAGAACGTTCCAAAAATGCAAGCCGCCACCCCCCACCCCCCGCAAAACCGCCCGCCGATCTCTGCCGCTGTAACTCCGGTCCGAAAATCACGCACATTGACTGACACGCCGCTTTCGGTGCAGTTTTACACAACCCCCACCTCGCCAGAGGCACCCGCATGCAGATCGTGATCCCTTATTCCCCCCGCCCATTGCAGATGAAGCTGCATGATGAGATGCAGGCGAAGCGGTGGGGGGTCGTCGTCTGCCATCGTCGTTTCGGAAAGACGGTCTGGGCGATCAACCACATCCTGCGCGATGCGATCATGTGTGAGAAGCCCAACCCACGCTTTGCCTACATGGCACCGACGTATCGGCAAGCGAAGAACGTGGCGTGGGATTACCTGAAGCAATTTGCTGGCGCGATTCCCGGTGTGAAGTTCCATGAGACGGAACTGCGGTGTGATTTGCCGACGGGCGCTCGGATCAGTCTTCTCGGTGCCGAAAACCCTGACAGCCTTCGCGGTATTTACTTGGACGGCTGCGTGATGGACGAAGTCGCGCAGATGCCGGAGAATGTGTTCCCCGAGGTGATCCGCCCTGCGCTGTCGGATCGCAAGGGTTGGGCTGTGTTTGTCGGCACACCGAAAGGACACAACGCCTTCTACGATCTGTATGAGGAAGCGTCGGCTGACGAGAACTGGCTGTGTGCGATTTACAAGGCCAGTGAGACCGGGATTCTTGACGACGAGGAATTGTCTGCGGCGCGGCAGACAATGTCCGAAGATCAGTATCAGCAGGAATTTGAGTGTTCGTGGAATGCTAACGTGCCGGGTGCGATTTATGGCAAGGAGCTTGAGGAAGCGGCTGGCGCTGGTCGTATTTGCAACGTGCCGCATGATCCGAGTGTGAAGGTCGATACTTGGTGGGATTTGGGCGTTGGCGACAGCACGGCGGTTTGGTTCACGCAGACGGTGGGTCGTGCCATTCACGTGATTGATTACTATGAGGCTCGGAATGAGGGTTTGCCGCATTACTGCAAGATGCTGACGGAGCGTCGGTATTTATATGGGACACATAATGCGCCGCATGATATAGAGGTTCGTGAGCTTGGGAGTGGCAAGAGCCGCCGAGAGATAGCTTGGGATTTAGGGTTAAACTTCCGCGTGGTTCCGAAGTTGCCGATTGAGGACGGGATACACGCGGCGCAGATGATTATACCGCGTTTGTGGTTTGACCGTGAAAGGTGTAAGGTTGGGTTGGAGGCGTTGCGGCAGTATCACCGCGCCTACAACGAGCGCACACGGGCGTTTAGGGCGTCACCTGTGCATGATTGGACGAGCCACGCTGCGGATGCGTTTCGGTATTTCGCGGTTGGTTTGAGAGAAGACAGGGGGACTGGTCGTCCTCCGCAGAGGCAGGCGGTGATGGATTATGATCCGTTTGCGGCATAGGAGATAGGATATGGCGTTTGCGGTTCCACTTTTGACGACGGCGCTATCGACCACGGCGGGTAAGGTTGCTGCTGGTGCGGTCGGCGG